GTGAGTATCAAGGACAATTAGCACTACTTAACATGGCAATGAAGAATAATCCACAGCAAACCCGTAATTGGGGTCCTACTGTAGGTGCAGTTACTAAACTCATGAATGATAATCTTATGGCTCCATACGATGATCGTGTATGGCCAGGTAATGAAAGACAACAAAGATTACGTAAAATAGCAGATCAATTAGGAATTGGTCATTTAGCTGCACAAGAAGTTGAGAATACTTCTAAGTTTGATCGTTATGATCCTAGAAGTACAGATAATCAAGATGAACGTGCAGCAATTAAAACTTTAGCTCTTGCTAATAAGTATCATGAATCAGGTGGTAAAGCCAATGGCTTAAAACTCTGGGAATTATATAACGGAGCTGGACCACAAGCTCGTGAATATGTAAGTAGAGTAAGACATGTAGATGAAATGATGTCTCATCCTGCTAACAAAGACATGTATAATGCTTATTTAAAACTTGTATCAGACTATAAAAAAAGAAAATAATGCCAAGCTCACCAAACTATAAAAGAGACTATAAAGCTGAGTATAAAGCTCACCACTCTAGTCCTCAAGCTAAGAAAGACCGCGCTGCACGCAATAAAGCAGCTAGGGCCAAGGGCCAACCTGGTAAAGATGTTGATCATAAAAAACCCTTGCGTTCCGGTGGAAGTCGCTCATTGAGTAACACTGCCGTTAGAGGCCGTTCTGCAAACAGGAGTGATAACGGTCATAAGCCTGGTGAGAAGCAAGCAACTAAAGGTTGTAGACTAACTAAAAAATGAAATTAACCCCAGAGCTTATCCATGGATTTGCTGGGGCTTGTTTAGCAAAGAGATATGATGGTTCAACCCCCACTCCGCAATGCCATCTTGAGTGGTGGGATCTCTGTTGCAGCGACAACCCACTTGTAGCAATTGCAGCTCCCCGAGCTCACGGGAAATCAACTGCAATCACTCATGCCTACTTGCTCGCTGCTCTTTTATTTAGAGATAGAAAGTTTGCACTAATTGTTTCAGATACCGAATCACAGGCTATTAACTTCCTTAGTGATTTAAAAGATGAGTTAATTAACAATGAAGATTTAATAACTCTCTTTGGTGTTAAAGAATTAGTTAAAGATTCACAGACTGACATCATTGTATCATTTACAGATGGTGAACAGTTTAGAGTTTTAGTACGTGGTGCCGAACAAAGAGTTCGGGGTCTTAAATGGGATCAAAAGCGTCCTGATTTAATCATATGTGATGACTTAGAGGGCGATGAACAAGTACAATCAAAAGAACGACGTGAAAAGTTTAGAAGGTGGTTTTATGCTGCACTTCTTCCTTGTCGGGCTCAACATGGTATTGTACGTATTGTGGGAACTGTGTTACATCTCGATTCCTTACTCAATCGTCTTATGCCTCCCGATTATGATGGCGATTATACTAAAGTTGAGTCGTTAAGAACTTATTCAACTCGTAAACGAGTAGAGTGGAGATCTGTAAGATACAGAGCTCACTCCGATGACTATAAAGAAATACTCTGGGCTGATAGATACACAGCTGATTTCTTCAGAGATAAAAAAGAAGATTATACTAAGCAAGGTATTCCTGAAGTATATGCTCAAGAGTTTCTTAACTATCCAGTGGATGAATCTACTGCATATTTTAAAAGACCAGATTTTATTGAAATACCAAAGTATACACTAGATGCAATACGACATAAAGAAAAAAAACTCACTTACTACGCTGCAGTTGATTTTGCCATATCTACAAGAGAACGTAGCGATTATACTGTCATTGCTATTGGTGGAATTGATTCTGAAGGTATTATGAATATTGTAGACATTCGCAGGGGCAGATGGGATGCTCTTGAGATTGTCGAAGAAATGTTTGCAGTACAAAAGAAATATGAACCCTACTACTTTGTAACAGAGAAGGGTGCAATTGAAAAAGCTATTGGAGCTATTTTAAGAAGAGAACAAATTAGTAGACAGGTTTATATGAGCCTGTTTCCTATGACTCCTACTAAAGATAAACAAGCTAGATCCAGATCGTTTCAAGCTAGGTTTAAAGCAGGTGGAGTTAAGTTTGATAAGAGTGCTCCTTGGTATCCAGATCTAGAAGAGGAAATGGTTCGTTTCCCTAAAGCTAGACATGATGACCAAGTAGACGCATTAAGCTGGTTAGGTCTTATTGTAGATCAAGTACAAGAGGCTGATACTCCAGAAGAAGAAGAAGAGTACGAGTATCAAAAAGCATTAACTTCACAAAATCATGGTAGATCTGCTATTACAGGATATTAAATGGAATTAAACGTAAAATTACCTATTGCTAAATTATTATCATCAGCTAATATAGCAGAAATGCTAGATCAGCGTGATCTTAATACTATAGGTTTTAACACTATTACAGAGTTTAACCTAGATAAAGAATCTCGTAGTTCTTGGGAAAAACGTGTAGAAGATGCTATGAAATTAGCACTTCAAGTAGCAGAAGCTAAGTCCTTTCCTTGGGCAAATGCTTCTAATGTTAAGTTTCCTTTAATTACTATTGCAGCTTTACAATTCCATAGTCGTGCATATCCAGCTTTAGTTCCTGGGGCAGACATTGTTAAAGTAGACCATCAAATAGATGACAATCAAGATCCACAAGTTGTTAAAGAAGTAGAAGATAGAAATAGACGTGTAGAAAAACACATGACTTACCAATTCCTCAAGCAAGATGAATGCTGGGAAGGTGAGATGGATAAAGTTCTGATTACAGTACCTATTGTAGGGTGTGCATTTAAGAAAACCTATTGGGACTTTAATGAAGACCATCCAGTTTCAGAAAACGTATTAGCAAAAGATTTTGTTGTTTCATATTGGACAAAGAGTCTTAAAGACTGTGATAGACAATCACATGTTATCTATCTATCTAAGAATGATATTATCTCTAGACAACGTAGAGGTATTTGGGGTGACTTTAAATTTACTTCAACACAAGTTATTCCTGAAGATACATTAACAGCTGCACAAAACAAATCACAAGGTGTAAGTCAACCTCAATCAGACCCAGCAACTCCATACGAGTTTATTGAACAACATCGTTGGGAAGATTTAGATGGTGACGGCTTTAAAGAGCCATACATCGTAACCGTACATACAGACACTCGTCAAGTAGTTCGTATCGTAGCTAATTACTTTGACAGTTCTATTAAACGTAACTCAGCTGGTGAGATCATTAGCATCAAACCTGAGAGTTACTTTACCAAATACTCATTTATTCCATCACCAGATGGTGGTTTCTATGATATTGGTTTTGGTATCTTACTAGGACCTTTAAATGAATCTATTAATACAATTATTAATCAGCTTATTGATGCTGGTACTATGGCTACAACAGCTGGCGGATTCCTATCACGCGGTGTTAAAGTCAGAGGTGGTAACTACAACTTTGCTCCTCTTGAATGGAAGCATGTCGATTCTACTGGCGACGATCTAGCTAAAGGTATTGTTCCTTTACCTGTTCGTGAACCAAGCGAAGTTCTTTACACATTGTTATCTACATTAGTTAACTATGGTGAAAGAATTGTAGGATCTACAGATATTATGGTAGGTGAGAATGTTGGTCAAAACACACCAGCAGAAACATCACGTACTATGGCTGAACAAGGTATGAAAGTATTTGCAGGTATATTTAAACGTATTTATCGTTCTTTAAACGAAGAGATTCGTAAAGTATATAGACTTAATCAATTATACTTGCCACAAGAATTTAAGTATTCAGGTAGTTCTGTATTAGCAGCTGATTATCAAGATGCTCCTACAGACTTACGTCCAGCTTCTGATCCACATGTTGTATCAGATTCACAACGTATTATGCAGGCTGAAACATTAAAACAAACTGCATTAACCACACCAGGATTCAATGTATACAAAGTTATGCGTAGATACCTTGAAGCACTTAAGGTACCTAACATTGAAGAAGTTCTACCAGATCCTAAAGGTCCTAATGCTATTCAGCAAGGTCCTGATATTAAGGTTCAGGTTGAACAAATTAAAGCTGAAGAACGTAAACTTTCACTTGAAACTAAGTTTAAACTTGGTGTCTTGAAATTACAGAATGAAGCTGAGCTAAATAGAGGTAAGATTATGAAGATGGAAGCTGAGGCTGTTAAAGCCATAGAAGAAGCTGGTGGTATCAGGACAGGTCATGATATTGCTATGTTAGATGCTAAGATTGGAGCAGCAAAAGCTCACCAAGAAGGTATTCTTAAATCTATTGAATTAATGATGAAAGCAACTGAGGGAGCAGTAGAGTATGATAATAACGCCAGAGGAATTCTTGGAGTGGGTGGACAACCCAGTGACCAAGGGTCTCAAGAAAGCGCTTCACAAGGATAGAGAATATCTGAAGGAAATGCTAGTTCGCGGTAACGTGGACAATGTTGAAGAAGTAAAAGGAAGATGTAATGCAGTACTAAATATCATAAATTTAACTTATGAGGATTTAGTAGAAGGGATCAAAGATGAATAACACTAGTGGTATTTATCCTAAAGGTCACCGAGTTTTAATTCTTCCAGATGTCGTAGAAGAAACAACGGAAAGTGGTATTATCTTATCAGTAGGTATTGAAAGAGATAGAGAAAGACTAGCACAACTAAAAGGTACTATTGTCGAAATTGGTGGTAGTGCATGGCATGATCAACCAGAGCCCTGGGCTAAAGTAGGAGATCATGTTATTTTTGGTAAGTATTCAGGCTTAATCTATACTGGAGCCGATGATAAAGAATACCGTATCATAAATGACTTAGATGTTGTAGCAACAGTTAACTAAAGGAAAGAGTATGTCAGAAGAAAATAAAGAAATACAAAAAGGTCAAGAAGATGGACAATCACAAGAACCACAAGCTAAACAAGTAGACCCTCAGGTTGAAAAAGAAGCTAGAATCTTTGGTTGGGTTCCTAAAGATGAATTTAGGGGTTCAGAAGATGATTGGGTAGATGCAGATGTGTTCGTAAAACGGGGTAAAGAAATTAACCCGATTCTTCGTAAGAATAATGAATTACTTTTGAAGAAACTTGAAGAAAAGTCCAAAGAAATTGACGGCATTAAAGCTTCTGTAGAGGAATTTAAACAGTTCCAAAAAGAATCTTTTGAACGTAAAGCAGCAGAATATGAAGTACAAATTGCAGCTTTAAAAACAAAGAAACGTGAAGCAATTGCAGCAGGGGATGGTGATTCGGTTGTTGATATTGATGATCAAATCGATGAACTAAAAGAAGCTCAGCGAGAGGCTAAGAAGGAAGCAACTAAAAAACCTGAAGAGCCACCAAAGACTGAAGCTCAAGCTAGCGTACCAGAAGATCCAGAATTACAAAGTTGGTTAGGCAGAAATCAGTGGTTTGGTAGTGATACTGAAATGACTGATATGGCTAATGGCTTAGGAGCATCTGTACGTAAACAATTCCCTCACCTTACTGGTCGTGCTTTTTTAGACAAGCTTGATGAGAAAATTGTAGAATACTTCCCTCACAAAGTATTAGGTAACAAATCCAAAGGCAGTGCTGTTGACAGTGGTGCTACTGGAGTAAGAGGTGGAAGTGCCTCTGGTAAGAAGTCTTATGATAACCTACCACAGGATGCAAAAGAAGCTTGCGATCGATTCATTGCAAATGGATGGATCAAATCTAAACAAGAATATGTAGACAGTTACGACTGGAGTTAAGGAGAACAATTATGGCTAAAGCATTAACAATTGAAGAAAAAAAAGAACAAGCACTTTCAAGAACGGTAAATGAACGTCCTACAAGAGAGCGTGTTCGTAACGTATTTAACGGTACACAAGCTAAGTTGACTGTTAATAATCAAATCCCTGGATATCACATGCACATCTTTAATGATGAGCCAGGTCGTATCCAGACCGCAATCGACGGTGGTTGGGAATTCGTAACCCCTGATGAAGTGGGCGGTGTAAAAGATAGTGTAGTGTCTGGTAATACAGACTTAGGAGATAAGGTAAGATTCCTCGTTGGAACTAGTGAGAAAGGCGATGGTCTATATGCCTATTTGATGAAAATCAAAGAAGAATGGTGGCAAGAAGATCAGGCAGAGATTCAAAAACGTAATGATCGTGTAGACGAAGCAATTCGTGGAGGTGTAAATGTTAAAGACGGTTCATCCGCTGAAGGCTTTTATACTCCAAGAGAAGGCATTCGCTACAAAACAAAATAACTTTAATTTCTAAAAGGAAATAAAATGGCTAACGCAAATACCCCTCGTGGTTTAAGCCCAGTCGGTACTATTACTGGTGCTCCATACAACGAACAGGGTCGCCTATACGCTATTGCTAACGACGGTTCTAACACATACGCTATTGGCGACGTTGTTAAAGTTGCTGGCTCTAGCGATACTACAGGTATCCCTTATGTAACAAAAGCGGCTACTACTGATACACCAGTTGGTGTTATCGTCGGTATCCGTGTATCTGATCCAGGTGTATCTCTCGTAGGTACTACATTGGCTCTTAACACAATCTATCTACCACTTAACTCAGGTCTTCGCTATGTTTACGTAGTTGATGATCCAAATGTTATTTTCGAAGTAGAAGGTGACGCTACAGGTGTGGCTGCTGCTGACGTGTTTAAAAATGCTGGTATGACTATTACAGCTAATCAAACATCATTAGCACAATCATCTCCACTTTCATCAACAGTGTTGAATGCTGCTTCATTCCTCGCTATTGGATCTTCTGGTTCATTAGCATTACCATTACAAATCATTGGCCTAGTTCAAGCAGTTAATAATGCTCCTGGTGCTTATGCTAATGCATTGGTAAAATGGAATAAACATCAGTTCCTCAACCCAGTTGGCACTGCTTAATTTAAGGAGAATATAACATGGCAGGTATTATAACAACCGCTTCACATCCAAAGGCTCTCTGGCCTGGTATTAAAGCGTGGTGGGGTCAAGTCTATGACGAACATCCAGAAGAATATTCTAAACTGTTCGATAGCGATACTTCACGTCAAAACTATGAAGAAGATGTTCAACTCACAGGCTTCGGTTTAGCTCCGCAAAAACCTGAAGGTTCTGGTGTTGCATACGATTCAGAAATCCAAGGTTTCACAACACGATACACACACGTTGCTTACGCACTTGGTTATATCGTAACTAAAGAAGAATTGGATGACAATCTTTATGAGCAAGTGTCACGTCGTAGAGCTGCTGCATTAGCAATGTCTTTCCGTCAAACGAAAGAAAACGTTGGTGCTAACATCTACAACCGTGCATTTAATCCTACATACTTAGGTGGTGACGGTGTGCAATTATGTTCTACAGCACATCCAAATACATCTGGTGGTACATTTGCTAACACTCCTACAGTTGCTGCTGACTTGTCAGAAGCTTCTTTAGAAGATGCATTGACAGCTCTTATGGGCTTCCAAAATGACCGTGGTCTCTTGATCAATGTTATGCCAAGAAGCTTAATCGTTGCTCGTCAAAACTGGTGGAATGCTAATCGTATTCTTAAATCAGCTTATACACCATCAACAGCAAACAATGCAGTGAACGTTTTAGTAGCGACAAATGCGTTACCAGAAGGTATCGTAATGAACCACTACTTAACATCACCAAATGCATGGTTTGTACGTACTAACATCCAAAATGGTATGAAGTACTACTCACG